ACCGGCCGATCCAAAGGCTACTACTCGGGGACCGCTGCCTCTAACTCTGTGCTTCAGAAGACTTCATTCAATTCTGTGCGTTATTTCAAGAGCGAGAGCGCTAAGCCCGTTCACCTAAGGTACGGCGTTAAGGTCACTTTTCTTTCTTGGTTAGCAGCTCGACTGAGCCGACGTCTACCTCTCCCGCGAGAAACTCCTCGTATGAGGGCAATTTGCCCCTCATTGGAATCATCAGAGGAAAACCTCTGGGAATCCTTTTCACCGGCTGCGAAAACGCTTTGGCGCTACCCATGTCTCGACTGACAGCCCCGAGACCGTACAAGTACGGTTTGAAGTCGGGACCATCAACCTTCGTGGCGGAAATAGCTAGATGAAAACGCATCGCAGCGCGGCTTGACGAGAATAACTCATATTTTGTGCTCCACTTCCAGGCGGCCAGCTCGGCCAAATTCTCCTTCTTTTCTTCGTTATCCAATAAATCCGGGTCGACGTACTCGCAGGCGAGAGTCAACCCGTTATCAATTTTCAAACTCGGAACTTTCCGAAGACTTGGGCCAATTCGAAGGCCGAATTTCTTTGTCGCTCGATACGCAAGAGGGCCTCTGAAGCCAAGATCATGCGTAGTCAGACCTAAGGGTCTAATTTTTCCTATGTTCCAGCTGAACCAGGCCAACGCCGCCCTATAACGGAGTGACCCCTTGATTCCAGCAATAAAATCATCAAACCCCTTGGAGAGGGTATCGATAGACTCTGACTCCCGTAACATTCCCATACGGACAGTCGCAACCACGCGATAGAAAACGCCTCGGCGCTCACAAAGTGTGGAATTAAGCGAACCGTAGTCCGGCGAAACGGAAGTCTTTGTCTTCTCTACCTCTAACGAGAGACTACTTACATGATCCATCCAGAGCGCACTGAAGTGCGGTCCGGAACGAAAAAGTATGTCGTCCCCGTTAATCAGACATGGAAAATCTTCACAATCAATCCCAACAGAATGCCCAGCATGCAGGAAAGCGATCCTGTTCTGCAGACAAAGCAAAGGGAAAGAAAGAAAAGAGCCCATCATCTGACCTCTCCTAGGAGAAAAACTATCAATACCGTGTTCAAGGTTGTACAAAAGAGGACGCAAGATTTTCATGGCGTATGCTTTCATCGATCCCGGCACAGAGACCGTGGACCTAAGCAACTCGTCAAGAATAGCCTCGGCAACCTCTATAGAAAGGTTGTC